CAACAATTCTATAAAGAAGAATATGAAAAACTTCTTAAGATGGGTGAAAAGAAATATGATAAGCAACAGTTGAAAGAAAAAATTAAGAATATAGAAAAGAACATTGAATTTTTGAATACGAATTTACAGAAACTAAAACAAGATTTGAAAAAACTATGATTAACGAAAAAAACGACAACAAAGTTCAACTAATTGGTTATTATCTCAGTTATCGATGATATCGCTAGTCACATTCATAAGATATACGTGTAATATTCTGGATGGATAAGATAAGCGGAATATACAAAATAAAATGCTTAAAAAACGAAAAAATTTACATAGGCTCATCGTTTAATATAATAAAAAGAATAGACAATCACTTTAAAAAATTAAAAAACAAGAAGCATATAAATAGACATCTACAAGCATCTTATGATTTATATGGCAAAGATAATTTTACTTGGGAAATTTTAGAACGATGCGATGTCGAAATTTTATTAGATAGAGAGCAGTTTTGGATGGACCAAACTAAATGTTACGACAGAACAATCGGATTCAATAATTGTATAAAATCAGATAGACCGCTTGGTTATAAACATACTGAAGATGCAAAGCGTAAAATGTCTAAATCAAAACTAGGAAGAAAGTTAAGTCAAGAGCAAATAGATAAAATTTCGAAATCAAATACTGGTAGAAAAATGAACGAAGAATCGAAACGTAAAATATCAGAATCTAAAATAGGGGAAAAAAACCCAATGTTTGGAAAGAAAGAAGATGAAAACCATAAACTAGAAAGAATGAAAAATTTTTTAGCAACCCCAAGATGGAATAAAGACTTGACAAAAGAAGATGATGCGCGTATCCTAAAACTAGCTTCATGGAAAGGCAAGACTACAGTAAATGCTCTTAAATGTCAGTTAATAAATAAAAAAACTGGAGAAATTTGGTTAGCAGACTCTTTAAGAAAATTAGCAAATAACTGTCCGTTAAGTTTAGCTACAATTAATAGATTAAAAAATAGGACTTGTGGAGATATAATAGAACAGACTTACGAATTAAAATATGAAAGCAGAATTAATTAATTATTTCGGAGATGATTTAATGGTTGTGAACGCAGCAAGAGTGAGTTATGGAAAAGCTAAAGATCTTTTTGATGCAAAAGATGCCAAACTTATTAAATATCTTGTTGAACATAAACATATAGCACCTTTTAGGCATCCTCAACTTCAATTTAGAATTGAATGTCCTATTTTTGTTGAAAGACAATTATTTAAACATCAAGTCGGGCTTTCAGCGAATTCTATCAGTGGAAGATACGTAGATTTTAGCGATAAATATTTTAAATTTAATACATTAAGAAAACAATCAAAATCCTCAAAGCAAGGAAGCGAAGGGATTCTTGACCGCCCAGATCTTATTATAAAAATAAATAACCATATTGAAGCATCGAAAGTCCTTTATAAAGAGCTGTGTGACGCTGAAAATGCAAAAGAACAGGCTAGAGCCATTTTACCTCTTTGCCTAGAAACGCAATTTATTTGGACTGGCTCATTACTTGCTTACATACATTTTTGGAACTTACGATTAAAGGTGGATACTCAAGAGGAGACTCGCACTGTCGCTGCTGAAATGTTGCGTTTAGTAAAGAACATCGAAGGTAATCCTTTTGAACACACAATCGCAGCTTTCGAACTGTAATAAATAATAGAAAACTTGTAACTGTGAATTAAAAAATCTATGGATTAAATATTCATTTGGGTGTAAAATAGTATATGGCTCAACTGTTCGCTTCACAGTTTCCGCAGAATGTCAATACTAATTTGATTTATGACTCAATAAATCAATATTATAGACCTGCCAGAGACACTGATTTTACTATTGGCGGCGGTGTTTTAAATCCTGCTTTTGATATTTTTGGTCGCCAAAGAGTCTCCACTCCTTTAACTTTATTTGACAGCACTCATAGATATAAAGAGAACGGTCTTTGGACTACAGCGACCACAGGAACGGCCTCCGCCACCTTTAATGCAGATCAAGGTTTAGTAGATTTAATTATTGATAATTCGATAAACTCTGAAGTCGTAAGAGAAACTACCAAAGTATTTTCCTATCAACCGGGAAAATCATTGTTGGTTTTGAATACGTTTGTAATGCAAGCTAAAAAAACTGGTCTTCGTCAAAGAGTTGGATATTATAACGATTATAACGGAATATATTTTGAAGTTAATAATTCAACTGTAAATTTTGTAGAAAGATCTTATGTAAGTGGTGGTCTAGCAGAAACTAGAGTAGCGCAATCGTCTTGGAATGGTGACAAATTAGACGGAACTGGTCCTTCAGGTTTAACTTTAGATACATCTAAAGCTCAAATTTTTTGGATGGATATTGAATGGTTAGGTGTCGGTTCTGTTAGAACTGGATTTGTAATTAATGGTCAAATTATTGTTTGTCATATATTTAATCATGCAAATTTGATTTCTTCGACTTATATAACAACAGCATCTTTGCCACTTCGTTATGAAATTAAAAATACTGCTGCGACTTCTGGTTCCAGCACTCTTAAGCAAATTTGCTCAACTGTAATTTCAGAAGGTGGTTATGAACTTCGTGGATTACAACAGTCAATAGGAACTCCAATAAATGCGCCATCAAGCCTTGCAGTTGCAGGAACTTATTATCCAGTTATTTCTTTGAGATTAAAAAGCACAGCTTTAGACGGTATTGTAATTTTAACCGCACTTTCAATGATGGGTATAGGTAATGGTATAAATTATAGTTGGCAAGTGATCGCTTCTGGTACTACCACTGGCGGTAGCTGGATAAGTGCTGGCACTAACAGTGCTGTTGAATACAATATTAGTGGAACTTCTTTTACTGGAGGGAGAATACTCGCTAGTGGATTCATAAATTCTTCTAATCAAGGTTCTCCATCAATTGATGTTCTTAAAGAATCTCTTTTTAAATTTCAATTAGAAAGAAATGGATTAACTTTAACTCCTTACGAACTTACACTTGCTGTTACCGCAGGAAACAATAATCAAAATATATTTGCTTCTCTTGATTGGGAGGAAATTAGTAGATAAAAATAAATGCTACAATAAACTAACCTGTCCATATCTATTATATATTACGATTCTTATTCTAGTATCGAAATCGTTTTTATAACTATCTCTACGCTCTAACTCCTCGACATGTTCATGGTCGGGGAGTTTTATTTTTTGTCTAACTCGTTGAACCTCTTGGCTAGATTCAGAAATCCTATTCAATTCATTTGAAATTAAATGTGGAATTTCTTTAATATTCATATATAATAAAGTTTACACTCATATTCCCGGTTTAACAAACGTGTGTAAATAGAGATGTGAGAGCTAAAATACTGTCTTTATTTTTAATTCTAGTTTGTTTATCTGGTTGTATATCGTCTGAAGTTAAACCCGCAAAGCAAGTTACTACCGCCCAAGATGCTGTAGCTAAACAGGAAAAAAAGGTTGATAACACTTTGGATGAAATGGATAAAGTCGAAAAAGGCAAAAGAATCCAAACTTCCGGTTTATCTATTGGTATTCAATATACTTTAAATCAAGTAACGAACCCTCCAGTTCAAGTCGATACAGCCAAAGCTCTTAACGAAAGAGTGATTTCTATTGTTGGCTCCCCTCATATCGATGAAATCAAAAGAATCAAAGCCACTGTAGATTTATTAAATAGTCAAGTTGCTGAAGAACGCAAAAAAGGCGAAGCTTTATTAGCTGAAAGAGATGAAGTTATTAACAAGTTACAAAAAGAAAAATCAGCTCTTAAAGATAAATACGATGATGAACTTTGGCAGATGAGCGATAAAGCAAAAGAAGTCGCTAAAGAAGCTGATCAAAATAAAGCAGTTCTCGATTCAATGAGCGGTATGTTTGGTTTAAATGCCGTATTCTGGGGATTAAAAAGATTTTTTATCAGTGCTTTGACAGGTATTATTATATTTACTGTCGTTTTCGTAGTATTGAGACTCTTGGCTACAGTTCATCCTGCCGCTGCTGGTGTATTTTCTATATTTAATATGGTTGGTTCAGCTTTATTAAGTCTTGTTAAAGTATTAACTCCAAATGCTTTTAATTTAGCTAATTTTGTTCCTGCTCATGAAAATGATCATGTTAAAGGTACATTGACAAAGATGGTCGATGTTATTCAAGAACTAAAAGAAAAACAAAAAGAATCTTCCGATAGAGTATTTCCATTAAGCGAAATACTAAAGCGTTTCGATAAAGAAATGGATAGTCATGAGAAAGAGCTTATTCAAGAATTATTAAAAGAACTAAAGTGGATTAAATAATTAAAAAAATGGACACAAATCAAATTCAAACTATATCTCAACAGACTTTGGAAGCTACGGGCCAAGATCTTACCGGAAAGTATGTTTGGCTTT